CTTGTTGGAAGCACCTTCAGCACCTCGTGCTTTAGGTGAATTACATTATAAGAGTAGTGTAAGGTATATTCCTCAAGGATCTGCTAATGTGTATGGTTCTTTTTTAGGTTTTAGACCTAAAATGAAATCACACGTATCTCCTTCTTATATTAGTTCTAAACTAGAGAAATTTGGTTATGAATTAAAACATGGACAACCAGATATGTCATGGAAACCATGGCATCTGGCTATTAAAGATATGGTTCAACCTGTAACTGGTTTACGAAATGATGTATTAGATAGGTGTATTGCTGATTATTCACGCGATATACTAGCTGGTTTATCAGAGGATGATTTATCTAAGATTCACGTTTATGATGATTTCACTGCACTTAATGGTGCTGAAGGAGTTAATTATGTGGATAAGATTAATAGAAATACTAGTGCTGGTGCACCATGGAAAAAGAGTAAGAAACATTTTCTAACTGCTATTCCACCCCAACATGGTATGAATGATCCTGTAGAGTTATCAGCAGAGATAACTGATAGAATGAAAATTTGTGAAGATAGATACAAAAAAGGATATAGGTACATGCCTGTATTTTGTGGAAATCTTAAAGATGAACCAGTTACTTTTAAGAAGATAGATATGGGAAAAACGCGTGTTTTTACCGGTGGTGCTTTGGAATGGTCCTTAGTAGTACGTAAATATTTATTATCTTTTATACGATCTGCTCAGAGTAATAGAATTTTATATGAAATGGGTCCTGGTACAATTGCTCAATCTACGGAATGGGGTAAATTGTATAAACATCTAACATTCTTTGGAAAAGATAGAATGATAGCTGGAGATTATGCCAAGTTTGATAAGAGTATGTGTTCTAATATGATTATGGCAGCTTATCAAGTTATCATAAATATTTGTAGGAGAGCTGGTTATTCGGAAGAAGATTTACAAGTTTTGATGGGTATATCCACTGATACTGCATTTCCTTTAGTAGATTTTGATGGAGATTTGATAGAATTTTTTGGTTCTAATCCTTCTGGACATCCACTAACAGTTATTATTAATAGTTTAGCGAATAGTTTATATATGAGATATTGCTATGCTATATTAAATCCTGATGAATCTACTGCTGCCACATTTAAAGCTAATGTGAATTTGTATACTTATGGTGATGATAATATCATGGGTGTATCAC